GCCAACATCCTCTCACAAGAGATTTTGGCTGAGATTAATCGTGAAGTTATTCGTGCTATCTATGGTATTTCTACACATGGTGCACAGCATAACACAACAACAGCCGGGATTTTTGACCTTGATACAGATTCCAACGGAAGATGGTCAGTCGAGAAGTTCAAAGGTTTGATGTTCCAGATTGAACGTGAAGCTAATGCAGTTGCAAAAGCTACACGAAGAGGTAAGGGTAACATCATCATCACATCTTCAGACGTTGCTTCTGCTCTCGCAATGAGTGGTGTAATGGATGGTGGAAATATTGATGATACAGGTAACACATTCGTAGGTACTTTGAATGGTCGTTACAAAGTTTATGTTGATCCATATTTCAGTTCATCTGCAACAAACTTCTTTGTAGTCGGTTACAAAGGTGCAAGTGCATATGACGCCGGACTTTTCTATTGCCCATACGTTCCAATTCAAATGGTACGTGCGGTCAGTGAGACTTCTTTTCAACCATCTATTGGTTTCAAAACTCGTTATGGATTGGTAACTAATCCTTTCGGTGATTCCACAAAAGATGGTGCATTGAATCTTAATGCAAACTATTACTACAGACTTGTCAGAGTAGACAATCTGATGTAAGAGAAAACACTTTTTGTGTTTTTTATCAAAGGGGAGATTGGGTAAAAGAGGCCTGATCTCCCCTTTTTTGTTTGCACATGCTTTCAACCTTACTAAATATACTAGAAAGGATTAATAGGAGCAACTATGGCAGATACCACAATAATAAATTTAACAGAAACAACATCACCTACAAAAGACGATGTTGCGGTGATTGTTGATAATCCATCAACATCTACACCATCAAATAGAAAAATAACCCTAGAGACACTACATTCAAAGTTATACTCAAATACTGTACAAAGTGTGACTGATGGACAAGATGTAACCATTAAACAGTTCGATGGAATTGAAGTTGCTCGTATTCATGATGGTGATACGAATAGTGTTACTTCTTCTGGTACAGGAGGATCAACATTAACTGGTGGTACAGGAAAGGGTGGATTTGGGTTTCGTAGACCAGTTTATCATGTAACTTGTGCTGTAGATGATGAAACAATAGAATTGACACTACAACATTCTGGTGCAATCATAAAAGTATCGGGACAGTTTACAGCTCCTGCAACTCAAAGTTATGATATGGACATTAAGTTACCAGCAATTCCTCTAGGTTGTGAGGGTTTTCATGTTGATATTGCAATAATAGATGGATTTTATGATACAAATAATCTTGAAATTTCAACCAATGGTGCTAGTGGTGATAAATTCTTTTTGTACATGAATACAGCCGGAACTTCTGGTGTGGATGTTGATGGTGGAGATGTAATTACTTTTACCAATGATGTTCCTGCTGGAACACTTTGTCGATTGACTTGTATTGAAGGTGGAGATGCTGAACAATGGATTGCAGAGGTGATGCAACCATCTGGTACAGCAGCTACAACTGGAACTGCGGTAGGTTAATAATCTATGTCAGTATTACAGTCATTACCATCCAATATAAGTTATCTTTCTCCGATAGGTTTTAGATTTCAACTTTCTAATTTTCCAGAGGTAAATTACTTTTGTCAATCTGCTAATATACCTGGCATTAGTATTGGTCAAATTGATTTACCGACGCCAACATCAACTGGTTATATGTCTGGGGATGAAGTTTCTTTTGAAGAATTGACAATTAGTTTTGTCATAGATGAAAATATGAAAAATTGGTTGTCAATTTATGATTGGATAATAGCTCTTGGTGTTCCAACAATAAAAGATAGAGAAAAGTTGATAAAATTACAGAATGAGGGAACAGAAAGAACAAGTGCTGTACTAACTGTACTAACCAGTAACATGAATGCTCAAATTAATTTTTACTTCAATGAGGTATGGCCGTTGAATCTTTCCTCTATTGAATTTAATACAACGGCTACAGATGTAGATTATGTAACAGCGAATGTTTCATTTCGATATGACACATATAGAGTAGAAAACCTACTTAATAATGAATCGTCTTATGAAGGGACTCGCCAACAAAATTAGGGGGTGAATGAAACTTGAAGAAATTCAAGAACTTTGGAATAGAGATCGTGAAATTGATATTGCAGAATTGGCGATAGAATCTGTAAGAATACCACAACTCCATGACAAATATTTAAAAATTTACATTGACGAAAGAATAAAACTCAAGAGTTTAGAGTTTGAACTCTCCAAGATGGTCAGACTCAAATCTGACTATTATTCTGGTAGGATGGCTCAAGAGGATTTGGAAAAGTTAGGGTGGAAACCTTTTCTTGGTAAAATACTCAAGGGTGAAATGCATTCTTATCTTGAATCGGATGAAGACATTTTCAAGATAAAGGGTAAGATAGTAATAATGGAGGAAAAGATAAACTATCTTGACTCCATCGTAAAGATGATTAATAACAGGGGCTTTCAGATAAAAAGTGCCATAGATTGGATAAAGTTTAAGAGTGGCTCATGATGTAGAAATTTCTAAGGTGAATGAGGTTTATATACGAGTCAGTTGTCAGAGAGACATTGCTCAAGAAATCTCAGATCACTTTACATTTTTGGTGCCGGGACATACCTTTGTTCCAGCATACAGAAAAAAATTATGGGATGGAAAAATCAGATTATTCAATGTGATGAACCATCTCTTGTACTATGGACTGCTCGAGCATCTCTGTAAGTTCCTCTATCATAGGAATTACAAAACCAAATTTGTAGATGATTTTAAAACTGAATCAGTCATTCTAACTTACAAAGACCTTCCCAAATTACCAGTAGAAATTAGAGATTATCAATTAGATGCTATAAATCATGCTCTATCAAAACATAGGTCATTACTCCTATCACCCACTGCATCGGGTAAATCTCTAATCATCTATATATTAGTAAGATATTTAAAATTGAAGACACTCATTCTTGTACCAACCACATCTCTGGTTTCTCAGATGTACAACGATTTCAGGGAATATGGATGGGATGTTGCAAATAATTGTCATACTGTTTTTGCTGGAAGAGACAAAGGTTCTGAATTGCCTGTCATTATCTCAACATGGCAGTCAATTTACAAAATGCAACAAAAGTACTTTGAACAATATGAACTGGTGATTGGGGATGAAGCCCATGGTTTCAAATCCAAATCTCTCACAGCAATAATGACTAAGTGTATCAATGCAAAATATCGAATAGGTACAACTGGAACTCTGGACGGAACGCAAACACATAAATTGGTTTTAGAGGGGTTATTCGGAAAAGTACATAAGGTAACTACAACCAAAAAGTTGATAGACCAAAAGCACCTCTCCCCCTTTACAATCAATGCACTAGTCTTAAAACATCCAGATTCAATTTGTCACAATTTAAAAGGTATTAACTATCAAGAAGAACTAGAATATCTAATTTCATCAGAGGCAAGAAACAAATACATAGTTAATTTGACTATAGGTTTAGAGAGAAACACTCTCTTACTTTTTCGGTTTGTAGAAAAACATGGAAAGTTACTTTACGACATGATAAAGGAGAATACCGATGATAGAAAAGTATTTTTTGTCTATGGTGGGACTGATACAGATACAAGAGAACAAATTCGAGCCATCGTTGAATCGGAACGAAATGCCGTCATCGTTGCTAGTTATGGCGTATTTAGTGTTGGCGTCAATATTAGGAATCTCCATAACATTATTTTCGCTAGTCCTTCTAAGTCTCGTATAAGAAATCTACAATCAATAGGTAGAGCTCTAAGAAAATCAGAGAAGAAACATATTGCTACACTTTACGATATTGCGGACGATTTAAAATTTAAAAATAAAAAAAATTATACTTTAGAGCATTTTGAAGAAAGAACAAAAGTATATAAAGAAGAAAGATTTCCTCTGGCTACTTATCACATACAACTAAAGACTTAATCTCATTTAAACCCTACACAGTAATTATAACATTTGTCAAGTGCTTTGTCAAGTCATTGACATTTTATCAGTTTATGTTATAATATAAGTATTGTTTATTTTAGAAAGGAGCTTCATGGCAGAACATTATGTAGATAATCAAAGGTTTCTTGAAGAGATTACAGAGTATCAAGATATAAGAAATACAGCTAAAGATAATGGAGAAGAGCTTCCACCATGTCCTGAGTACATAGGGGAATGTTTTATGAAAATTGCAAATAGACTATCATACAGACCAAATTTTATCAATTATGCTTTTAGAGATGACATGATTTCAGATGGTATAGAAAATTGTGTCCAATATATGAACAATTTCAATCCTGAAAAATCCAAAAATCCATTTGCCTATTTTACACAAATTATATACTATGCTTTTGTTAGAAGAATACAAAAAGAAAAGAAACAACTATATATCAAATATAAAACTATGGATAGTAATGCATCTCTTGGAGATAATGTAGAAGTTTCACAACATGACCAAGAACAGAATTATGTTTTTGAAACAATGACTCCCGATCAGAAAGCGAATATGTACGATTTTATTTCTAATTTTGAAGACACTAAAAAGAAAAAGAAAGTAGTAAAGAAACAATCAACTATTGAAATGTTTATGGGCGTATGAAGCTTGCTATAATAACCGATACACATTGGGGTGCTCGTAATGACAGTCAGGCATTCACAAATTATTTTGTAAAATTTTATGAGGATATTTTCTTTCCTACATTGTTAGAAAGGGATATTAGAACAGTCGTACACATGGGAGATATAGTTGACAGAAGAAAATTCATCAACTATAAAACTCTCTATCAGATGCGACATAATTTCTTTGACCAATGTTGGGATAGGTATATCAGTCTACACATGATTATCGGCAATCATGACACTTTTTTCAAAAATACGAATCAAGTGAATAGTATGGATTGTCTCAGAATGATGATGAGTGGTAGTGAAGGTGATGGTGGTGGCATGGTGAGAATATATCATGACCCTACTGAAGTTGTCTTTGATGGGACAAAGGTATTCTTTCAACCTTGGATATGTCCAGAAAATAAGGAACAATCTTTGGATGCAATGTCCAAGACTGATGCACAAATTCTGTTTGGTCATCTTGAAGTTCAAGGGTTTGAGATGCATCTTGGTGCTGTAAATTATGAGGGTTTGTCACCCAAGGTATTTGAAAAGTTTGAGTATGCATTTAGTGGACACTTTCACCACAAGTCTGATAATGGTAACGTGTACTATCTTGGTAATCCATATCAAATAACATGGTCAGATTACAAAGACCCAAGAGGGTTTCACATATTCGATACTGAAACCAGAGAGCTTGAATTTATTCTAAATCCTTATGAGATGTTTCATAAGATTTATTATGAT